GAACTCAGACTCGATTTCTCGAGCTGAAGAGCCACCTCGCTTCAACATAATGGAGTGGGTGTACTTGGCAATGTTGTCTTGATAACTGCCATGCTTCGTGAACGTCGTACTGCAGAAGTTGAACACATCAACATTCGTCGCATAATCGGTAATCACGAAGCCTCGTTTCAAGTACGCATCGTCGTCTCTAGGATTGGTGTCGAGATTATCGTCCCCGGCACTCAAAACAAAACCAACGGGACAGTTGTACCTCTCGAGAGAGACTTCATTGCTCAACCATGAGCGAATGAAAGAATTACTCGAAAAAGTGCACAACTCACCGGAAGACATCTGGCCCCTTCGAGGAACCAGTAGCTTCCCTTCCTGCGTCTGAACCACACGATAAATCGACGTGTAGATCAAACCCCACAGGGTATACAAGTGAGTCTCCTTACCAGGAAACGGCACCATGTGCTCATCGGCTAGGTTCATACACCACGCCATTTTGCACGCATCGTAAAAGCGATACCTCGCAGTTACGGCATACTCCCAACCTTGAACATCGCTAGTGGCGAGATAACCTGTATCCCAGGTTTCTTCACTAAGCTCTTCGTACAAGGCACGGGTAGCCTCTTGACTGGCTAAATTCAAACCAGTAGCAACGGGGAGACCACTCCTCGTTTGCTCTTCAAGCAAGTGGTTTCCAAAAACAATCCTCTGGATCATATTGGTAACTACTGACACCTGGGACACTAGTCGTGGTAACTTCTTCTCACCATTCTTAATGGCTCGAGATTCAGCCTTCAACCCGATCAAAACCGGGTCGGTAAATCCATCCTGGATCATGCAACACGCCATCTCCTCAGACTCAGGTTGACCCAAGTACAACATTTCTTGGGGATCATTGAGTATCCGGTCGCCAAGAGCACTAAGTTTTCTCAGTCTTTCATTGACGACATCATAAATCTCGGACTTTTTGCTCTCCAACGCTGAGTTCGTGGGACACACGTAATTCAGCGGAGCTCCTGGGGACTTCGATGGCAAATTCTTCTCAAACACAGCGTTAAAAACGTTGTGAGTGAGGGAAAACAGC